ATTTGTTTCTCAAGTTGTGCAATCTTCTTAAATAGTTCCTCAAACTGTACATTTACTTGAGCTACTACGTGTTCTAAGTCTCTATTGCTGACCATTGGGCATCATTCCTTGTGGTTGTGGCTGAGGAGCTGCTGGTCGAGGCTGTGGAGCCGCCTCTTTAGCAACATTACCCTCTTTTACTGCTACTTCACGCTCTTTTAGCAGTTGTTTAGAGATTTCTAGGCGCTTCTGGAACTCTTTATCGTCTGCATCACCCTTGTTTAGGTTAGTTGTAACAGCTTTGATGCGGTCAATCTCCAGTTCCTGCGGTATAGCCTGCGCTTCCACTGTAATCTTTTGCGCTCTAGCTTGAGACTCTTGTGCTTGTCCATTGAGTGCAGCAGTCTGTGACTGTTGGAACTCCATCTGAGCTTGCTGTGCCATCTGTTGAGCCTGTTGTGCTTCTGGATTAGGCTGATTAGCCTGCTCAAGAGTAGCAATAAGCTCTTCACGGTTAGACAGGTTCATGTTGTCGATAATGGACATAACTAGCTTAGGATACATTGGCGTGTCTGGTGACATGGTTTGTAGCAACTGAACAAGCTGAGTCACTTCGTACTCACGAGCAATAATGCCTAGTGAGCTAGAGGTGTGGAACTTGTAGTCAGCTACTGGATACAGCTCAGGTTCAAACTGCATGTAACGGTAAGCAGCCTTCTGTACGAATGGAATCAGGAAGGAGTCTTGGAAGTTAATTAGTGTACGCTTGTGGCGCTTGATAATAGCACCCAGTGACATAGAAACACCAGCGGCTGTAGCGTCACCGTTGATAGAGCCAGAGATACCAGCACTGTCGATAGCGCCTGTGGCAGTCTGTACCATAGTCTGTAGTGACTGAGCCTGTGCAAAGGTAATCTGATTAACCTGACCAAAGTTAAAGGGCTGTAGTATCTCAGCAGGGTTACCGTTGGTTAGAATGGTCTTTCCAGGTTGTATGCTAGGTTTAGCACCACGAGGCATACGAGAAGCGTCCATAGCCATCATTGGGTGGATGGTTAGTGCTAGAGCATCGATTCTAGCGCGTAGTTCTGCGTCTAACGCCTTCTGACTGTTATACCCTTTCTCACATACTCCTCGACCCCAGAAACGGCTAGGAACGACATCCCATGGGAATGCTACGACAGGACGATCCTGCATCATGTACGGGTTCTTCTCAGCCTTTAGCAGAGTACCGCCATTGGCAATAACAACCATAGCTTCAGTGTAGTAGTTATCTTCTTCTTCTTCTTCTCCACCAAACTCTACAACTTCTTCGTCTTCTTCAGCATCTTCCATAGCTGCTTTTAGTAGGTGCGTAGGAACAAGGCCGTAGTATTTAGTCAGTCTAACCTTGTCTTCAGGGAAGGTAGTCAGTTCCTGATCAGGTTCTAAATCAAAGTCACTGGCAGCAACAGACAAAGGCTCGTCACGATATACACCTTTTTCCTGTAGTTGCTCAACCAAGTGGCTAGACACATACTCGTCTACTGCACAGCCCAGCGCAGTGTCAATGTCTGTAGCTACTGGGTCAATCAGGAAGTTCTGCGGCATAACAGGACGCAGCTTAACGCAAGTGCGGTCTTGTATGGTAACACCTACTGCTTGTAGCTCACCGCCCATAACAGGCTGTGTAGCAGGAGCCATCTCTTTTTCTTCTTCTATAACAACTTCTGCAATGCCTGTACCGAATACAGCAGCGTTGATTAGACACTCAGCTACGTTCTTACGTACTTTATTCTTTGCAAAGTCTTCTTCCAAGTAACTGCGTAAGGCTGCAATGTCAGCAGGGTTCTGATCACGTACATCGTCTTTGATGTCGAACCACTTACCACGACCAAAGGTAGCTTCCTCTAGCTCTGCTACAGATGACTCTACAGCCTGTTGTAGTGCAGGAGATATAATCTTAGAGCGTTCTGACTGACGAGTCTGGTCTTCTGATGACCACTGACCACGCCACAGTCGATAGTATTCGTCAAAGCGTTGTGAATAGTTAGCTTCGTAATGATCGCGCCAGCTATCGCACTTATCCATTACCCAGCCTTCAATGTCCTGCTCTAGCGTGAAGTTGTCGTTGCCTTCTAGTTCCATAATTAATAGCCTGCGTATTTGTCTAGGAATTCGTAGTCCTCTTCTTCATAGTCAAAAGCATACGAGACCTTAGCTAACTGGTCAATGTATGCAAGAGCATCTATCAAGTCATCGTGGACTAATTGGTTAGGGAACTGAAACAACTCGTCTAGGAACTGAGCATTCCACTTACCCTTGTTTAATACTAAGTTACCGTGTTCTAAACGGCCTTGTAGCGCCCACACGATCCTGTCAGTCTTCTTCTTGTTGCCGTGTGTTAGCTCTTCTATTCTAAAGAATCTCTGGTTCTTCTTCATTATGTCGTTCAGGTAGGGGTAGACAGCGTTCTTTAACGCACCCTTCTCAATACCTACTGCGACTGGTTGGTAGTCTCTGACTGCTTCAAAGATTCGTCTGGCAGTCTCTTCGACGCCCCAACGGCCATGTATGATATTAGCAACCCACCAGCCTTCGACGCCCGCTTTAACCACAGCAATTGCCGTCTGGTCAAGTCGTTTGGTTTTAGTCGTGACTTTCTGTACATCTGCAAATCCTGCCAAATCGACAGCAATGTAATAATTACCATCAGTAGGTTCTTCCTCACTAAATCTAACATCTTCTTCTTTAAAGAGTTCACTGCCGTGCGCCTCAAAGGATGCCATAAACTCCTGACGGAATGAGAAGGCTGACATAGAGCCTTTAGCTGCTTCAATCTCTTCAGGATCAAGTAACGGGTTATCGTAGCTAGTAAAGTGATACCCCTTGAACGTAGGGTCTTCAGAGATACTAGCGTACTGGTATAGATCGTAGAAGTGGTTACGACCCATAGGTGTACCAATAAAGAGCGCATCACCCTTCTGATCCGCCAATGCAGGACGTAGGATTTGCTCCCACACCTCTGGCTTCATGTCTGCGTACTCATCCATACACAGGAACTTTAGACTAACACCACGCATGGTCTCTGGTCTATCAGCACCCTTTAGAGAGATGGTGCAGCCATTGACTAGCTTAATCTGTAGGTTGTTAACGTGGGCTGTAGAGATGACGTTGTGTGCTAGCTCCAGCAGCAACTGCCACATAATGTCTCTAGCCTGACCCTGTGTAGGGGCAACGTAGAACACCTGACCTTTCTTATCAGACAACGCACTGATGATCAGCCGCCAAGCAGCTAGTCTACTTTTCCCTGTACGTCTACCCGCAGCCACTACTTTAAAGCGTGTGTCGTCTTCCCAGACTTCCTGCTGCCAAGGTAATAGCGAGACATTAAGATCAGTCAAGAGATTCCTTAAAAGTCTTAGCTGTCTTTGCTCTTTGCTCTTTGTCGTTTACAATCTTTTTAAACAAGTTAGACTTAAACGCGCCTATCTTGTCGTATTCTATATTAACGTCACTTAAACTTGTTTTAATATAATCTGTTATGTTTTGATCAGTAGGGTTGTTAATAATGTTTTCTGTAATGCTATTACTTTTTTTAAGTAGTCTACGAGCCTCTTCAACATCGTCTTCTGAAAAAGCTCTGTCTATCTGTGACTCTAAACTTTTAATCTCTTCTTTTGCTATATAATTAACAGCGGTAGAAACATCGTCCATGTTTTTAGCACTTCTTATGTCTAAAACACGTTGACTTACTTCTTGTGCGTTTTTTGAACCAAACTTTGTAAAAGCTAAATAAGCATCTATACTATCGTCAGACTTAGCTTTTTTATAAAGACTTCTGTCTTTTTCTAACTGATGACTATATTCGTGCGCCCATGTAGCAGGAGTAGCTCCTTTAGCTCCTATTACGTTGACTGTGCCTGGTTCTGCTGGAAGCATAATCTCATCGCCTCCAGCGCCAAAACTAGCTGCGGATATATAACGATTTGCAGCTTCTGAAGGGGTTGAAAAACCCAAGAGTCCTGATTGAGAACCTTCAGGCAAAGAATGATAACGAGCAATACTAGGATCAATAGGGCCTTCGTATCCTGTGTAAGGAGCAATAGCCATCTGAAACTCTATGTCTGCCATCTGCAAACCTTGCAAGACATTATTATAGTCTAGCCCTGTTTGTCGAGATATACGAAGTGCTTTCTCTTCGTTAGTTAGTTTTGCCATATCAGTACGTCCACATTACAGGAGGCTCATTACCGTCAAGGTCGCGGATGTCAACATGCACAAAGCTACTAGCAACTCCAATTCCTGAAAAGCCCATCGAGATAGCCTCTTGAACAATCCTAAACCGTTGTGTACCGTCATTGACTTTAATATCTGCTGCGATGCCTTGGGCATGAGTTCCGGGTGTCTCCTTCTTTGCTTCTATGGGGTGGTCTACTGATCTGTAGCCACTTGTAATAACGAAGGGGAAACCACATCTAGCACGTAACAAATCTAACTTCAGCAACAGCCTGTCACTAATCTCATTCTCGCCAGTGTACTGACAAGCAAACTCTTCCCTAGTAAAGTAATCTAAGTCTTGATTTATATCATACATCTGTATAGTCCCCTTCAATGGGTTCTTCTTGGCCGCCAGAGATCACTGTAGTCTCACCGCCAACACCTGTAATGGAGATGTTGATGGCACTCTTGCCTCCGCTGGCTTTATCCTTTTCAAAATAACTGACAGGTAGTAACCTATCCATGCAGAGCTTCCATGCTGCTGCTTGATTCTTGTGGTCATCGTCCAAGGCTGCTGACAATATACTATCTAGCACCTTCCTACTCTTAGGGGATGCCAGCATTCTAGCCTTGTATTCATTAATGACCGCAGCATCACCCTTGGGCCGCCCTACTGCATTGCGTTTGCCCTTGGTTTTTGACACCACCGTTGTTTTCTTTGGTCTGCCCACCCGCTTTGCGGGCTGACTACCCTTAGGTTCTTTAGTATTCATTGTATTTCCCTTAGTTCTTAAGGATACTTAAGTATACTTTAGTTTATTTCTTTAATTATTATTAAAAGATCAATCCTAACGATGCTTAAGGATACTTAAGGGCGCGGGGTAATCTTTATCTTCTTTAGTATACTATAAATTATACCATATTTCTAACCAAAAGTCAAGTCTTTTCTTCACTAATGTCTACATATTTATACATAAGGGCCGTCCCTTTAATAGCTTTTGGCTATACAGGTGTCATCTTAGGAATACACAGGTATTACAAGGAGTTATGGCATGCACAGGTAGGTATGAGTAAACGTAATAACACACTGTTTTTTCCAAAATGCTACTATTTTGTATACAGTGGGGTACCCATGATAACACCAGTAAACCCACGGCCCCCCCGCCCCCTAAGTTATCCACAGGTTTTACACAGGTATATACAAGTTATCCACAGGCCGCCATGTTGGCACGGGTATTGCATAAGATTCCACAGGGTGAAGTGTGTGTATGCCGTATGATACCTATAGACCACAATAGGCCACACCAGCATCCACCACCACTGTATGAATCCACAGGTTGACACAAGTCTTGAACTGTGGTATTCACGCGCACGCGTATGTATAAAGGTAGGCAGTAGGTATTCACCAGATCAATAATAGTCCAAATCATTATAGTTTAAATAAATTGTACATAGTCACCAGATGCTGTACTATGGCTACATTACTTAAACAACTACATGAGGTTATACATGACTACAATCAAAACAAAATATGGCTACAGCGTGGACTGCTACGGCGACTGCAACGAATATGCGACTATTGCCATGTGCTTTGACGATGAGATGTTTGACGGTTACACTGACAGCACTTTCAATAACTGGCGCAGTGCTGTATTGGAGCTGTCAGAGTACGCACATCGTAACGGCAC